ATGCCTCAGGTACTTGTAGCGATTGGCGTCTGGATCATTTCCAGCGTTATAGCAAAGCTTTTTGTTGCTCTCGGGATTGGTGTTTTCACCTATTACGGACTTCTGGAACTTGTTGAGCGAATCATTGATCAAGCTCAAGCGATGTTTGGTGGATTGCCAGCGTCTGCCGCCCAAATCATGGCTATAGCCGGTGTTCCCGAAGCTCTATCGATTATCACCAGCGCGTTTCTTACTCGCGCGTCAATCCAAGCCATTCAAACCTTCTTCGGTGCCCGCACATGATTACTCTGATTACCGCTGTTCCAGGTAGTGGCAAAACTCTTTACTGCATCGGTTTGATCCTTAAGGCAGTCGAGGAGGGCAGGCCTGTTTATGCCAATATTTCCGGCCTGAAAATCCCGCAATGTCATCCAGCGCCTGATGATTGGCGAGATACCCCCGAGGGCGCTTTGGTTATTTATGACGAGGCGCAGCAGCCTCATCTTTACCCGTCCACCGCTCATCGTGGCGAGGTGAAGGACGAACGTTTACGCGCCATGGAAGTGCACCGCCACACCGGTCACGATCTGGTTTTTGTCAGCCAGTCGCCAAGCTTCCTTCATCATCACATCCGCAAGCTTGCCGGCGAGCACATCCATCTTTATCGTGCCTTCGGCGCTAAGATCGTCACCAAGTACACATGGCAGCACACCGTAGACTCCCCCAACGATCGGGGGGAACAGAGCAGGGCGGATAGCGTCCCCTGGAAGTTTCCGAAGGAGCATTTCCAGTACTACCAGTCCGCGACGATTCACACGCATAAGTTCAAGATGCCAAAGAAGCTTGCTGCGTTGATCGCGTTCATCTGCTTTGTGTTTTCGGCTGTTGCCTGGAACGCTTCTACGAACGATCAATCCCTGCTCACCGGCTCGGCCTTCGAGTCGAAAACCCAGTCTGAAACCGTTGCTCCTGCAACGGCAGCGCCTTCTGAGCCCAGTGGTGTACGCGCAGCGGCCACCACGGGCCAGAAGAAAGCGCTGCCAGCTACGACAACGCTTTATGACTGGTCTACGACTGAAACGGCCAAGCCTGTGGCTGGCTGCATCTACAATGCTACGCGCTGTCAGTGCTTCGATGCGTCCGGTTCGCTCTACGCGATGGCTCATGCACAATGCCTTTCTGTGGCATCTAACATGCTGCCGCGCTCAATCAACGTAGGAGGTTCTAGCCGTGGGTCTTCAGGACAGGGAATGGATGCAAAGGAGCGCCCCAAGCCGCTCGACTCAAACCCGTTTTCACAGTCAACGTCAGCCGCGCCGGGGGTTCTTTAGTCACTTTGTCGTGCTCGTCCTGGGCATTGTGATCGGCATGGTCGTTGCCGATCTGCACTGGCTCGACATGCTGCGGCAGCAGCTCCCGTTCTGATTGGGCGCTTCGCATAATTGAGGCTCGGGGGTATGTTTAG